ATAGTAATGTTAATAATAATAGTGATAGTAATGTTAATAGTGATAGTGATAGTGATGGTGATAATAATAGTAATGGTAATAATAGTAGAAATAGTAATAATGATATAAATATTAACAATAAAATTTATGATGATACTGATTCATCAAAAAAATTATCAGACAATGATTATAATGATACTATTAGTATTAATACAGATGAAAATAATTATAATGATACAGATAGTATTCATACAAATAATAAAGAAGAAAATAAATTTACTATTAGTGAAAACAGCAATAATAATAATGAAAAAAAAAGTGTTAAATTTGAAAAAGTAAATAAAAAAATAAATTACAAATGTAATAAATGTGGAAAAAAATATAAATTTGAAAAAACATTAAATAATCATAAAGATAAATGTAAAAAATAATAAATTATATTTTTTTTTTAATTAAAAAAATTTATAGACATCCACGATTTGATGAATAAATATCAGGATTAATAGATGAATTTTGCCAAGGGGAAACAACACTCTTAGGATTAGGAATATCTCCTCTAATATCTCTTGAAGAATTTCTTGAATTTCCCATAGTTGATGAAACTGGAATTGATCTTTGAACTGGAATTAAATTAGGATTATCAACTGAAACTGGATTTTCAAGAATTTGGAAACCTTTTTCTAATGAAGAATCTGTTTTATTACTATTTGGCAAATAATTATTTGAATTAAACATATTCATTAGTTTTTCTTGTTGTGATTTTGATTTATGACTAAAATCACCTAAATTTGCAGGACCAAAGTCTCCAGATGAACCAGGATTAGGTCCAAAGTTTGAATTTTCACTGAATTCACTGTTTTGGAAAACCAACGCTTGATCGAACATACCATCCAACTTATCTTGTGATGGCTGACTCATTCCATCACCATTAAAATCCATTCTATAATTGGAATCAGCATAACTCACATTTCTATAATTTTTTGCATGATCAATACCATCTGTTTTACTTCTAAATAAATCAGCTCTTGCTGAATTATCCGGAATATCATTTCCAGTATTCACTTCTCTAATTAATGATTGAAGAGCGGATTGATCCACACCAGCAATATCATCTCTATCTCTATTAATATTATTCAATAAAGGGTTAGCAAAAGTATTATTTTCAACACTTGTTTGATCATTAATAACACCAGCTAAATCTTCTTCAAGAGTATTTTCAGGAGTTGTAAGATGCATAACATCTACTGGATTCATTTCATTATCACTTTTATTTTCACTTACTTCAAAATTATCTACAGTATATCCCGAAAAATAAAATAAAACTATAATAATTATTAATAAAACCACTAAACCGCTATTATTCATTTGATTTATATATTATGTTTATAAAATTTTATAGAAAAAAAAATATATAGATTATAATATTATATGAGTATAACTACATTATCCTTAAATACCGTTTTTGAAGGAAATGATAATCAACAATCCAATATGTTAGAAGAATTTAATAACCATTCCAGTGAAATTTTACATATTAAATCGAATTTTTCTCAAAAAGACCACAATGGTAATACCCTCTTACATAATTTTGTTAGATGCTCTTTAAAAGATGATAAATGTAAAAAATTATTAAAAGAACTTTTAACTAAATACGATTATAAAGATGAAATTAAAAATGGAATTAATATTCAAAATAATGAAGGTAAAACAGCTTTATTTTTGGCTGTTGAAGGTGGTGAAGATGGAATTGCCTATCTTTTGGAATATGATTATGATGCTGATAAATCTATTAAAACAAATAATGGTGATGCTATTGAAACAGAACAAATACCTGATGAAACTAAACCTGATGAAACTAAACCTGTAAAACAAGAAATGAATAATGATAATGATGTTCCTCAAACATTGCAATCTATTTTTATTAAAAATACAATTGATGAACATAATACAATTACTCCTTCTATTTTTGATAAAATGGATAATTTATTTAATCAAAATGGTGGTGATAATGAATTTAATTCATTAAGTGAATTAATTAATAATATTCAATCTGGTGGTAAAAATTATTCATCTAAAAATTATGTTAGAGGAAACCGAGCTTTAAATTTAAATACAGTAAGTGAAAATGATAGTATTTTATCTGATAGTGATAATACTATTGGTGGAGACTTAGCTGAACTTATGGAAAGCAGAAGTGACTTAGAACATAAGAAATTTGTAAATAAATTACATTCTATGCTTGAAATGAATGAAATTGTTATTAATGATAAAACAATTCAAGATGGAGAACAAAATATGCGTGTCATCAAACGTTTTCTTTATAAAATAGTTAATGATAAAAATCCATCTCTTAACTCAAGAGAAAAAATGATTATTCTTAATAAAATGGATGATGAAGAAATTAAAGTAAAATTGAATTCAATCTCCTCATTTGATGATTTAATTTCATTAGATGAAATTCTTGAAGAAAAATATTTAAAAAAACAAAATGAAAGAAAATCAGAAAAAACAGTTATGGAATCTGAAAGTTTGGATAGTTTAGAAGTTTCTGATTTAAAACCTAAAAAAAAAGAAACCAAAAAGAAAAAAACTACAAAAAAAGAAACCAAAAAGAAAGAAACTAAAAAATCTAAAGAAACTAAAAAATCTAAAGAAACTAAGAAAAAAACAAAAAAATAAATTATAGATAATATTTAATGTCATTAACTAAAAAAATTTTAGAAAAACTTCAAAATGAAATTTCAAAAGAAGATTTAAATACTTTATTATTTTCACCTATTTATAATTGTATTTATCCTTATTATTATATGATAATAGTATTATTTGTTTTAATATTACTATTATTAATATTAATTTTATTTATTTTAATATTTAAAAAATAATATTTTTTTATTTTAAATTATAATTAAAAAAATTATCATTTAATTATTATAAAATGTCAGGTGGTTCTATTGTTTTAGTATCTTATGGAGAAGAAAATATGTTTTTAAGTTTTCAACCACAGATTTCATATTTTAAAATAATATACAGGCGTTATACTAATTTTTCAATTGAAACTATTTTAACCGATTTTCTTAATGTTCCTAATTTTAATAATGTTTATTCCGCTTCAATACCAAAATATGCTGATTTAATGCATAAATCTTGGCTTGTTATTGAATTACCTGAAATTCCAGTTTTATTAAATTTTAATGGAGAACCAAATAACAAATTAAAAACAGCTTGGGCAAGAAATATTGGTTATGTTTTAGTTAAATCAATTGAAATTGTTATTGGTAATAGCATCATACAAAAAACTTGGGGAGAATACCTACAAGCATTAGACGAATTTAATTTTAATAACTATAATTCACCACTTAATCAATATATAGGTAATGTTCCACAATTATATAAATTTCAACCCTCAAATACAATTAGAGAAAAATATGTTTTATATATTCCATTGAATTTTTGGTTCTGTAATTCAGCTTCACAAGCTTTACCACTTATCTCACTTGATTATGATGATGTTATATTTAACGTCCAATTTAATTCCATCGAACAATGTCTTAATGTTTCACCCACTAATTATATTCAAATACAACAATTTTATGGCTCACCTATATTTAATGAACCATTAGTTCAATTCTCTAATCAAGGTATTACTTGGGCTACTTTTGATACTTTAGACTCAATTAATACCGAAAATAATCCAAATTTTTTTGTAACTAATTCAAATCTATATTACAGAAAAATTTCTAATCAATCATTTACAACTACCGATTTATCCTATTATGACAAATTTAATACCACCGATGTTTTAAATGATTTTTTTAATCTTAATAAACCAACCAATTATTTTATTTATGGATTATGGAGTAAAAGCATTTTTATACCAATCAGTAATGAAACTTTAACATCCAATAATTTAGAAAAAACTTATATTTATAAACCATTCCAAAATACACTTAGATTAGGCAGAACATACCTACTAATTGATTACATATTTTTAGATAAACAAGAAAGAGTTAATTTTTTTAATAATAAACACGAATATATTATAGAACAAGTTTATTATACAGGTGAAAAAATAACTAATAATTTAACAGATAAAATTAATTTAGAATTAATTAACCCTTGTTCCTACTATATTTTTATGGCTCAATTATCCTATATGAGTAATCAAAATGTTAATGACCACTTTAATTATACCAATACTTTTATTAGAGATAGGAATACACAAAAAACTATTGGATTACCTTTAATTAAACAAAATTCATTACTTTTAAACTCCCAAACTATCACTGGAGAACGAAATATGGACTTTTATAACCTAATTATACCATTCCTTAAATTTCCTAAATGTTATTACCCAAATGGTATGGGCGTTTATAGTTTCTCTCTATACCCTTTTAATATTCAACAATCAGGAACATGCAATTTATCCACATTCTCAAATATCAGTTTCCTCAATAAATATAAGGTCACCGACCTTAACAACAATAATTATATTTTCAAATCATATTTTGTAACCACTAATATACTTAAAATTATCCACGGCGTTGGAGCAACCGTTTTTTATTCAAATTATTAAATAATTAAAATTATTATTATTTAATAAATATCAAAAAAATTTATTTAAGGCTTTTTGCAAGTTTCTGTAAGAATTTTTGTTAAACATCCAAGGAGATGAGTTTCACTCTTAGCAACTTCATCAGAAGCATCTTTAAAAGCATCTAAACTTGTAATATCACTAGAAAGAGTTCCATTATTTTGACTTTTCAAAGCATTAGCTAATCTAAAAGCATCTTGGAATAATTTACATTCTTTATTTCTATACTCTTCTAAATCCTTTTTTAACTCATTAACAACAGTTTCGGAAACTTCATTATGATTACCAAGTCTTTGGACCACACTCTTAAATAGAGTAGCATATTGAGTTGATTGTCTAACACTTAAATTTTTTCCTTCTGAACCAGATTCACAATCTTTAAAATCAACATCTAATTGCATTTGAGCTCCACCTTCCATACTTCCACCCATAAAACCTCTGGCTAAAAGAGGACCAAGAGAACCAAGTTCAACTTGAGTAATTCTTGGTTGAGAAGCCATACTTCTTAAATGTGACATAGCATTCATTGTGCTTGTAGAAGAACCGTGTTCTCTGGGAGTCCAAGGTTTGATATGTCTTTTATCTAATCCTGAGTTAAAATCAGGAGAGCAATCAGTAGAATGACTTGAAGAGGAAGCAGGTGAGGAGGAATATGTAGCTGATTCATTTCGCCATCTTTTAGTAAGGTAGTCAGTATGAGGAGGGAGAACAGTGAAAAGAACCGGAATACCTGAAGAATTCTTTAGAAGATTAAGTCTAACTTTTTTACCTGAAGCATTAGCTCCACCTGTAGTTCCAAATAATTTGGTGAGATCACCTTCTTCTAAAGCGTCTTCATATTTTGGAGGAGTGGAACTTTCACCAGATAAATCTTCAAATATGATTTTATCTAAAGTTAATTCTTTTCCATCTTCATCAATAAAATTAAAATTATCTTTTAAAATTTTGGCATTTACCAAATCTAAAGGATAAAGTTTTTTAACCATTGAATTTAAATTATTTAACCATTTATAATCTTGATTAAATTTTTGGGCACACCATAAATCAATATCTTCTCTTGTTTGAAAACGTTTTCCCTTAATTTCTCTTTTTAAATCATTATTAATACATTCAATATTATCAATATCAGTATTTTTAATGATAGAACCATCAGAAGGTAATAAATTTTTCAAAGCACTTTTTAATGTTTCTCTTCCACAAGGATCAAATTCATTAATATTATTAATTAATGCTATTAAATCATTTTCATAAATATCACCAGTTCCATTTTTTAAGTGATTATAAATGCTGTCTTCCATTATAAACTTTAATTGATTTGTTGCAGACATTATTATCTTTATAATTAATTATTATAAAAAAATATTTATAGAAAATAAATAATTATTATAAATTTATAACAAATTAAATAATTTTTCTAAATAGTGTATAATTTCTAATTTTTTATTTTTGTATTTTTCAAAATTTAAATTATCTATATTATTTTTTATATAATTTCCACCATATTTAACAATATTATTATTTATAGAATTATTTAATTCATTTTCAATATTTTTAAAATCATCACTAACTATTTTTAATTCATTATATAATTTATTTGTATTATAACCTTTTTGTTTTAACTTATTAACTGTNTTTAATAATAATTCATTTATATTATCATTATATTTAATTATATTCAAAGATTGTTTATAATCATTATTATCACCACCAGCTAATGCTAAAGCACTCATAATTAAATCGGTTGCTCCTTCAGCTTTTAAACCTCTTTCTACATATAATGGAATATTTGTAGATGAAACTTTTGGTGTAGCATTTGCTTGTTTTTTTAATTCATCTATAACTTCTATTGATGGTTTTTTTTTTTGAATTTTATTTCTTTTTTCATACATTTTAAGAGGTTTTTTTATATTTTCTAATTCAGTTGTTTTATATTTAGGATTATTAGACATTTAATAAATATAATTATTATTTTTTTATAAATTTATAATATAATATGAATAGTTTTGAAGTTTTATTATTAATTTTAATTTTAGTGGCTTTATATTTAAATAATCAAACAAAAGAAGGATATGAAAAATTAGAAGATGAAATAATTATAATGATATTTGTTGCTGATTGGTGTCCTGCTTGTAAAAATTATAAGGAAAATGAACACGACAAAATTAAAAATGAACTATTAAAAGAAAATAAAAATATTAAGTTTAAATTCATTGAAAATAATAAAGATAATGATGAATTATTTCAAGAAAATAAAATTAAATATTTACCAAGCTTAATTGTTAATAAAAATGGTAAAAAAGAAAAATTAGATAAAATGATTACATCAAATAATATTAAAGAATTATTTTAAAAAAATAATTAAAAAATAAATTTAAATATCTATTTATACAATGAGTGAATTTTTTGTGGATAATTCTAATGTATTTGAAGATTATTATGAAATTTTAAATGTTGATAGTGATGCAACAATTGAAGAAATTAGTAAAAATTATAGAAATATGGCAAGAAAACATCATCCAGACCACGGTGGTAATATTGAAATGTTTGAATTACTATCAAGGGCTTATGAATGTTTATCTGATGATAATTTAAGAAAACGTTATGATTTAGAATATTTAAATAATAAAAATGAAGATAATAAAAACGAACATATGTTAGACTATTTTAAAAGTAGTTTTGATAAATTTAAAATGGAAAATACAAAACCATTAAATGAAGATGAGATTAATAATTTATATGATAATGTTTTTGATAAACAAGAAAAAGATAAAGCTTTAAATGAGGATAATATGAAAAATAAAATAAAGGATATTGAGACAGAAAGAAATATGTATGATATTGAAGATACAGATGATTATTTCAGTAATATGGTAAAGGAAAATGAAAATATCACGGTAAATGACATTTTTGAATTTATGAAAAGTAGAAGTAATGAAACACAATTAACTGAAAAACCAATAATGACATATGATTTATTAAATAATAATAATTTAGGATATAGTTTATTTGATAATAATAGTTCATCTGTTGCGGATAGTAGTTTTGCTTCATTTAATAATTTTGGAGATATGAATGTATCAAATGTAAAAAAAGATTTTAATGTGGATAGTTTTAATTCTTGGAAAAATAAAAAGAAGGATGATAAAAAATTAACAAAAAATGAGTTTGATAATCTATTAAAAGAAAGGGAATTGGAAACATTAAAAATTAATAGTGAAATTAAAGATAATTTCAAAGATTATAAAAAGACAAAAGAAATTAAAAATTTTATGAAAATTGAGAATGAAATTAATGTTGATGATTTAAATATTGTTGATGATGTTTTAGATAATTAAATTAGTTTTTAAGTTGAAAAAGAATAATTGCTACTAAAATAAGACATACTAAAGCAGAACACACATAAGACATTGTTTTATTACCACCAAATATACCTGTAGTTATTGATAAAGGATTTATTTTATCTAATACTTTTAGACCTCCTTTACCAATTTTACCTCCAGTTTTAAGTGCCCCTTGAGCAAGTTTTCTAGCACCTTTGGATGTTGCTACTTTAACAGCTCCTTTAGCAATTTTACCTATTTTTTTCATTTTAAATTTATAAAAATGTTCCATATCATTAATATTTGAATAAATCATTTATATATTTATATTATAAAAAAATTTTTATTGAGTGATTATATCCTTGATTGTATAATTTTAATTTTGTTTTATTATTAATATTTATTTCATTTATATTATCAACAAATAATTCAATTGTCATTTTATTATATTTTTTTTTATTATTATTAATAGATTTTAATAAACATTTCATTAATTGATATAAATAATCTTGATGTGAATTAAATTGTTCTATAATAATATCTTCACTTTTTAGTTTAATTCCAATTAAATTATCTAAATCATTATCAAAATAATTAATAGGATAATTATTAAGTGTTCCACCATCAACCCATATTTTATTATTAAAATTAACTGGTTTAAATACAAGGGGAATTGATATAGATATTTCAATTGCTTTAATTACTTCCATATCGGGATTATTTTTTTTATCAAAAAAATGTAATGAATTATCATTTAAACATACACCTGTTATTGCTATAGATTTGTTAAATTTTTCAAATAATTCTTTAAAAGTAATTTTTAATGATATTTTTTTATTTTTTGTCATTTTTTTTATTGTAAATAAAATTGGTTTTGTTGAATATAAACCAATATGTGGATTATCAATTATATCATCAAAAGAATATAATAATAAACTTTCAAAATCTATTTCCATAAGAATATAAAATATTTCATTTGGTTTATATCCAATTAATAATAAAAAACATATAATTGAACCTACTGAAGTTCCACAATATTTATTAATATTATCTAAAAGATTATTTTCATATAATTTGTGTAAATATCCTAATATTGTTAATCCTTTTACTCCACCACCCGAAATAACTAATTTATTTTTAATATTTTTTTCACTCATTAAATAATAAAATAAAATATTTTTTATATTAATTTAGTATAATGAGTTATTTAGATGATAATTTTGATGATAAAGATTTAAACCCAAAAGAATTAATGAAACAAATAAAAACAGAAATTAATACAGATAAATCTAAATTAAATGAATTTAGAAATTCTATATATTTAGATTGTATGAAAAAAATTAAAAATGCTTTAAATATAGGTGAAACTGATATTTTTTATAAAGTCCCATCTGAAAATAACGTGTATAAACATTATAACACTGATGAATGTTTACATTACATACAAAAAAAATTAAGAAAAAATAATTTTCAAACTTTTATTGATTTAAAAGAAAATATGATTTTTATAACTTGGAAATATTTAAAAGAAAATTAATTTTTTATTTTTAATACTATATCAATTACAAGCAATATAATAACTACAAATAAACAAACATATAAAAATGTATTATCCGCATATCCTTTTGTTTGGTTATTATTAATTTTTGTATTATTTTCAGCCAATAATGATAAAATTTTATTAATATTATCATTCAACTTTTTTCTTTCATCAATATTTTCTAAATATTTAGACATTGTTGTTTCTAACATCAAATTTTGATATTTTAAATTTTTTTCATCTTGTATCATTTTTTTGTATTCATCATTCTTATTTATAATTATTTTTTTCTCAGGAATAGAATAATTCTCAATAACCTTTTCAGGTCTCACTATTTTTTCACTTTTCTTCAAAATACTATTTGATGAATTTAATGATGAATTATCATTAACCTTATTTTTACTAATTTCATTTCGACAAGTGGAACAATGCTTAATATGTTTCATAGCATTTGTATATTTATTTATTGATGTAATATTTGGATTTAAATATATTAACACACAATCTTTATGAGTTAAACATTTTGGTTTTTTATTATCAGTAAGATTTGTTCCTTCATTTTTTTTCAAAACATCATTTACAATTTCAGAAGTATTTTCTATTTCAGAATAATTTTTATCATAAAAATTTTCTTCAGTATTATTATCAAAATTATAAAAATTCATTTATATAATGATATATATAATATTTTATTATAAAATATATATGGTTATAATTAAATAATAAATTAAAAAAATTGTGTTTATAAATTATTATAAGTTTATTTTAATAATTATATATTATCTATGAGTGATAATTCAACAAATTCTTCCAATGATGATAATAATAATACTGATTATAGAACTGATTATATGGCAGATGTAATTGCTAATTCAGAAAAATTAAAACCTGAAGAAAGTAGAATCAAATTTGACAAAAATAAAGCTCCTGATGTAATACATCAAATACACGATAGTGTTGTAGAAACTGATGATGATTATTTTGATGAAAAAAGTAATAATAATCATTTTATTAATAATAATACTTTTAAAAAAAGACCATCCAATCCAACTGATAATCATTCAAAACATAATTATAGTAGAGGTAGGGGTAAAACAAGTGAATATGAAGATGAATTTGAAAAATCAGATAGATATAAAAGTGACGAATTTTGTGATGATGATGAATATGATGATTATAATTCATTATCTGAATATAAAAAAAAACAAAGAAAATTAGTTTTATTAGGAGAATTGGGTGATTTAGCTAAAAATCGAGGAATTAAATTAACAAAATCATATTCAATTAATTCTGATTATTATGAAATGAAACACGAATTAGAGTTTCATAGAAAAATTATAAATAAAACTAGTGCTGTATCTTGGATGTCTGGATTGCTCTTAACAAGTGTTGAGGGATTAGAATTATTATCAGATAATTATGGAGAAAATTATGGTGTAAATATTCACGGTTGGAGTAGAAGAATGGATAGTCAGAGAAAAGATATTTATGAAATTTTAGGAGATTTATATATTAAATATAATAAACAAGGTTCAGCTTATTCACCGGAAATTAGATTATTATTTATTTTATTATCTTCATTGTTAGGAACACAATTAGGTAATATGAATAAAGAAACTGATATTAAAAAAACAAAAAGTGGTGTCAATACAAAGAGTGATATTGAAATGATGAGAGAAAAAGCAAAACAAGAATCAATATATGGTAATACTGTTATACAAGATACTATTGATAAAGAACATAAAAATTCGTTTAATGAAATGAAAAATTTTAGAGATTTAAAAGATATTCATAATCAAAATATTCAACAAAATGATAGATTAAATGAAATGGAAAATATTCAAAAAAGATATATGGAAAATAATATCCATTCTGAAAATACTGAAAATAATAGAACTATTGATATTAAAAATCAATTAAAAAATTTAAGAAGTGATATTAATAATTCATTAGATTTAGAACTTGAAAATGATAAAAGTGATACAAGCTCATCCTCTAAAAATAAATCCTCTAAAAATAAATCAATGTATTCTAAAAAAAGCTTTAAAAAGGGCAAAGGTATTGTAATTAAAAGCAAATAAAAATTGAAATAAAAATAATAAAATAAAATAAATTTAAGATGGATGAAAATTTAAGTATAAGTGAAATTATTGATAGTATACAAGAAGAAGAAACTATTATACAAAAAAAAAAGAGAGGAAGACCTCCAAAAAATAAAACAAAAGAAAAAGTTAAAGAAAATTCTCCTATTAATAATAAAAATAATGAAATAATAGTTCATTTAAAAAATTTATCAAAAGAAGAGATTGATAAATTAGAAGAGAATGGTATGTCATTATTAGAAATTGATAAAAATATTAATTCAATAACTAACGAACAAACTGATAAAATGGAAGATACATTAAAAATATCAAATTTAAAATATATAATTAAAAATTTATCTGAAGAAAATAAAGATTTAAAAGAATATATTGATAAATTAACTCCAATGTTTAATACTGAAATAAAACATTATGATAATACGGTTTTTACAGATATAAATGATAATGTTGTTGAACCTAAATTAACTAATTTATGTTGTTATAATTGTTGTTATGAATTTGATACATATCCATTATATGATATAATTGGATTTAAAAATGGTAAATTTATAATATCTGGAAATGGTAATTCAAAATTATTTTGTTCTTTTAATTGTTATTTAACAAATATATTAAATGATAATGATTTTAATAAAAAAGATAGATTATTAAAAAAACTATATTATGAATTATTTAAAGATAATATTAAAGATGTTTCTGCAATATCATTTAAGCCTGCTGATGATAGAACCGTTTTAGAAAAATTTGGAGGTCCTTTAACTATCAAAGAATACAGAAATAACTTTAAATTAATACTTAATAAAATTAAAATATTACAAATTCCTTTTATTTCAACACCATTTATTGTTGAAGAAACTACTAAACAATCTAATAAAATAGATTATTTATTAAATAATAATCCAAATATTACAAATAAATAAATTAAATTATTTTTTTATTAATTAATATAAAATTTTAATATTAAATTTTATTATGTTTGAAGCCACTATTAATTTTGAACCAATGAGTTTAAAAAGACACAGACACCGTTTAAAAGGAGGAACATATGATCCATCCAAAAAAGATAAAGATGATTTTATAAAAACTATTGGTGTCTTACCTGAACTAAAAATGTCTAAACCAATTAAATGTGAATTAAATTTTTATTGTAAAAGACCTAAAAATCATTATAGAACTGGAAAAAAATCAAATGAACTTAAACCAAACTCACCTAACTATAATACTAATAATAAAGATTTAGATAATATGGTTAAATTTGTTTTAGATGCTTTCAATAATAAATTATATAACGATGATTGTCAAATTATTGAAATAAATTGCAAAAAATTATATTCCAAATCTGATGGTTATATATATGCTAAATTTGAAGAAATTAATGATGTATAAAAATTGATTTATATATTATAATACATAATTTATTAAATAAAAATGAATTTAAATCAAGAAAATGATAATATTGATGATGATTATATTGATGACGACGATGATGACGATGATAATGATGATGATGATAATTTATATGATGAAATAGATGATAATAATAAAAAAACACATAACTTATCATTAATAGAAATGTTATTATACTATAAAAATGAATTATTAACATTACCTGATATTAAAATTTCTACAATAACCGCAACTGCAAATATATCATTAATTAATTTTAATATAGAAAATATTGGTTTATATTTTAATGAATTTGATGATATAATTATTGGTAAATTATATAATAAACATCTTATAACAAAAGATAGTGTATCTAAAGTTAAAATAAAAAAAAAAAATGTAAAAGAAAGAGTTGTAACTAAAGGAAATTTTTTAAATCAAATATCAATTATTTTTGATACTTCTAAACTCAACAACTCAAAAGAAGAATTATTAACAACTAATAATAAAAAAAAAAAAATTAATCTAAAATTATTTAAAAATGGTTCAATACAATGCACTGGATTAAATAAAAAAATAGAATTATTTAAAAAATGTATTGAAATATTATTTGATAAACTTAAAAAACCTAAAGCTATATTAGAAAATAATAATTTTAAACATATATATTTTGCCGATCAACCTATATTATTAAAATCTTCTAATATTAAAAATTTTTTAATACAAATGATTAATACAAACTTTGTATGTGATTATAATATAAATAGAGAATATTTAGCTGATGAATTACTTAAAAATTCTATTTCTGTTTATTATGATCCAAATGATAGTGTCAGTGTAAAAATTAAATATAAATTAAAAAATAATAAAGTTGTCTCAATTATGATATTTGAAAGTGGTTCAATATCTATTACTGGAGCAAACTCTTGTTATGAAATTGATGAATCATATAAATTTATTAATAAATTTAACTTTCAAAAAAATAAAAATATTTTAATAAAACCAATTAAAACAAATATAATTATTGATTTTCTTAAAGAAATTGAAATTAAAAATGAAAATAATTCAATTCCTAAAAGTATATAACTCATTTGGAATATTTATTGATGGTGAATAATTTTTATATAAAGGTTTAGAACACGTTGTTGAATCATCCTTAAATGTATAATCTGTTAAATTTGTTATTTTACCCCTGTTATGCTTAACCGCTACAGGCTCCCTATTTTTTAATAATTTTTCTCTAACATCATTTAGATAAGCATTTTCCACATCACTTCTACTTCTATTTTGTTCCATAATAGTGCTTTTAATTCCTGTAATATTATTATTTGTTTCTGTCATTTCTTTAAGAGTTGTATTAGGTATTCCATTTTCAAAGTTATATAATTTACCTTTTTGAAGCATTGTTCCCATTGCATTTGTTAAATGTTGCGTTTGTTCTACTAATTCTCTTAATGTTTGTTTTGCTTTATTATCATAATTAAATAATTTCATTTGCATTAAATGATTATTACCAATATTTAATATTTGATTATTTTTTTCAATCATTTCTCTTAATGTTGTTTCTGGAATTCCATTTTTATAATTAAACATTTGTGATGTTTTAAAATTACCTAATATATTTGTTAAATTGTTATTATGTTCTGTTAATTCTTTAATTGTTGTATTCGGTGTTGCATTTTTAGAATTAAATAAATATCCTTTATCTTCATTTCCTTTAAAATTTAATCCATCAATATTCCAAGCTTCATTTAATATATTTCTTAATGTTGGATCTGGAATGGCATTCATATGATTAAATAAATATGACCTTTCTGAATTACCAATTTGATTTGCTATTTGAATATTATTATTTATATTTCTCATATTTAATTCAGGAACCGCATTTTTCCTATTAAATAAATATGACTTTTCTGAATTCCCTATTTGATTTGCTATTTGAATATTATTATTTACATTTCTCATATTTAATTCTGGAACCGCATTTTCCCTATTAAATAAATAACCATCATCACGATTGCCCACAGCATTTGTTATTTGAAAATTTTCAGTAATTATTGACCTTAATGTTTGATCTGGTATAGCATTCACTGAATTAAATAAATATGACCTAACTGAATTTGAAATATTTGTCATATTTTTATTACCATTATCCGCTAATAAAATTTCTCTTTTTGTAATTTCTGGTATAGCATTCATAAAATTTATTAATGGAACATTATTAAAATTTCCTCCTGCATTTGTGATTGGTTGATTATGTTCTCTATCTGTTTTTTTCATTTCTGTTCTCATATTATTTTGATTTACCAATTGTGTTTGTTGTTTATTGCTCACCGCTCCAACTGGTCTTGACACAAATGTTTCCTTAAATGTATTTCTAAATTTGCCCTGCAATTCTTGTGGTGTTGCTTTATCAACTAATGATTGAGCTGGATTAATATGATTATTTTCTGCAGTTGTTGTTCTTGCTGTTTCCTTCAAATCAATTCTCCCGTGTAATGCTGGAGCTTGTTCTACCGCTGTTGTTGGCATCATACTTTCCACACTATTTTCAAAAAATGTATCCTGACGATTTTTATTTACAACACCAATTGTTGCCCTTTTATTTCCTTTTTGACCCGGAATTATTGGCATATTATAAGTAGTTTTTGGATTATTCATTGTTCTTAATTGATCTACTGTCTTTGGTAAA